TATACTTGGGCTTTGGGCGAGTCCTTCCACCAAAAGACAGGTGAATGGGTTGTTCCAAATTCGGAGTGTATAATTCTAGATCAGTAATTCTCATGGAATGCTCAACTCCTCCTTCGAAACAGTAATAAGATTTCTAGTCTGCTTGTAAACGGTCTTAGCATCAACGGCCTTGGGGGAGAAGATGTTCTGTTCGAACTTCACGTGCCCACTACCGTTACGCTGATCGTCATGGCCGTCCTTAGTACGCTTGTTGTGAGTACGAGAAATATCAGCCGCAGCTCGTCTAGATGCCTCGACGGACAGCACAGAATCGTGAGGCATGTATTTGCCAATCAACCCTGCGCTTGCCCTCACCTTAGTCAAGTCAAGAATTGGGGTGATGACTGGGTGGAACTCGTCCAACTCTTGGGCGTGTTTTGCTCCATCGCTGATTGCCTTTGAGACGTTCTTCCCAATTGATCGGATCTTGTCGTCCTTGTGGAGGTCACCGGCCCACTTAGTGGCGTTACCCCATGCGTCCTTCATCCCTACGTGTACACCCTCCATGATGTACTTACCGTAAGGCTTCATGACTCTAGATGGAGAGAAAATGCCGAATCCGCTAGTGATCTCATCGATCAAAGCATCCTTAGCGTCGCCAATCCATCCGGTAACGTTATCCCACATGTCCTTCATTCCATTCCAAAGACCGTGGATGATGTTCTTACCAATATCGACAAGCCAGTCAATGCCTGCGCCAACGCTCTTAATTGCGCTGATAAGCCAGTTCTTCAACTTACCAGCCCATCCGGTAACCTTGTCCCAGATGGCAACCATGCCGTCGAGAAGACCTTGGATAATGTTACCGCCGACCTCGAGCAGCCAGTTGATTGCGTTGCCGAAATAGCCGACAATGGTGATGAACAGATTGAAGAAGAACCCGCCAATACTCCCGAGGAAGCTAACGAGCCCGTTCAACAAACCGGTCAGAATATTAACGCCAGTCTGCCACAACCAAGAAAGTGTATCACCAAGCCAACCAATAATCGTGCCGAACACGCCACTAATGAACTCGAACACAGGTCCGTCTAGTTGAGAGGTCATCCCCTCGAGGAACCCTTCGATGAAGGCAACTCCAACACCAAAGAGAATCGTTCCTGCAATCTTACCAACACCTCTGGCAGTCTCAGTAAACCACGTAGTAATAACGCGAACAAGAGACCTAACGACCTTTGGGATCTCCTTGGCGAACTGATCCAAGAAGTTCGTGATGATCTTAGAGGCGATATGAACGACCTTACCGATGTTATCTTCAATGCCCTTAAGGAAGGATCGAACAATATGCCAACCGGCTTCGATGTACTTATCGGTAGCGTTGACGATGACTTTGATGATTCCGTCAATAAGCTTTTCCATAAGGACAACAACTCTTGGGATCAACTTGATCAAGGTCTCAATGACCTTCTCAAGCAGTAGCCCCAAAGACTTAGCAATGATCGGCGCAGCTTTACCGATTGTGACAATAGAATCAATGATCCCGTTGACGATACCCTTAATGATGGCCACTACTGTCGCCGAAAGGAGCTTTGCTAGCTTAGGAATGGCGAAGATGGCCGTCTTGGATATATCAACCAAAAGACCAAGCGCCTTAACCACCAAATAGATAGCTCCGGCAATGAGGAACGCCCCAACACCAAGAAGGGTCAAAGCCACGCCCAAAGCAAGCATTTCTGGAATTACAGGAGTAAGAAGAACACCAGCGGCGGCGATCAAGGCGAGACCGACAGTAAGAGCCAATAGACCCTTAATAAGGTCTCCCCAACTCATGGATCCCAACATCTTGATCGTCTTACCAAGAATAAGCATTGCCCCAGCTACAATGATCACTGCACCGGCTCCAGGAAGCGCACCTTCCATGGTGTTAGCCGAAATAACCAGAATAGCCATAGCCGCCGCAATACCAATCAGGCCTCTGATTAGTTCTTCCCAACTCATCTTTCCGAGATTCTTAATGGCAATAGAAATCGCCAACAAACCTACAGACATTCCGAGTAGGGCGCTGCCCACCCCAAGCATGTTCTTTGAGTCCGGCATAAGCCTCATGGCAAGAACGATCCCACCAAGAGCGAGACCCATACCAAAGAGACCTCTGACCAGTTCTCCCCAACTCAATGTCGCCATAATCTTAATGGCCACAGAAAGAAGGATCATAGAAGTAGCGACAGAAAGAATAGCCTTTCGAACGCCCCTCAAGTTTCCGACTTTGGAAATGAGAAGGACGGCGCCAACGATGCCAGCAAGACCAACCGTAATGCCCAAAAGGCCCTTGGTCATGTCTTCCCAAGACATCGACGACATGATCTTAACGCCGCCCGCAAGCTTAATAAGACCGAATCCAATAAGAGTGACTCCAAGACCGGCGCTAATAAGACCCTTCGAGTTTGCAGACAACGGCTTAATGGCAACGGCCATAGCCCCAAGCAGAGCGACCATACCAGCAAGACCTTGAGCAAGCTTTGTGGGGTCGAGACTCGCCAATATTGCGGCGGCACCAGCCAAGATAAGAAGGGCTCCGCCAACAGCGGTCATACCAACAGCGGCGGAAGTAAGATTAACGGCGTCTTTAGGCCCGTTACCAAGCTTAGTCAGGGCGGCAAAGGAAGCAATGAGCTCGCCGAAACCAACGGCCATAGCCGTAAGGGCCTTTGCGAGCGACTCCGAATCAATCAACGACAAGATAACAACGGAAGCTGTCAGAACGCCGATTGCCTTAGCAATGGACATCAAAGCGTCGGCCTTGAGCTTGGTTTGAAGGGCGCCAAGAGTGTCAGTAAGGCCGCTGAACACTTCCTTGAGCTTATCAAACAAACCGCCCGTTAGGTCGATCTTGATGCCGTCCTTGAAGAACTTAGCTAGAAGGGCGACAATACCCCCAAGAAGACCAACATTGATGACATCTAGAACGGTGTTGAAGTCGCCAGTCTGGATGCTCTTCGCGATTGCGTTCCAAAGTCCTGAGAAGAGATCCGAAATTGCACTGATCGCCTTTTGGAACCCAGACTTGAGCAGATCCCAAAGATGAGTTAGTCTTTCTACAATGGGCGACAAACCAGAAAGTCTATCTCCAATGGCGGAAACCCCATTGGATACGGCGTCAGTGCTCGTCTTTCCGACAATCTTGAAGAAGTCAACGAAAGCCGAGACTAGCCTCTTCACAAACTCAATCGGCTTAGACAGAGACAGACTTAGAGTGTCAAAGAAGTTGGTAATTCCCTTACCGTCTACCAGCTTTTCCTTCAATGCAACAAAAGCGTTGGCAACTAGGTGAAGTACTCCTCCGACGCCAGGGCCAAATATGTTCACGATTGTGTGGAATAGATTGTAGAAGAACTTAACGCCCGCCTTAAGAACTGCCCAACCAATGCTGAGTGTCGAGAAGAAGATTCTGAAAGCGTCTTTAATCCCTGCCAACAGAGTGGTAGAAGGCTGAAGACGACCGGCAAACCTGGCAAAAGCGTAAGTAATATCAAGAAGAGTCTTCGCCGTAGTCGGCGGAAAGATTTCCTTAAACGCCTCCTTGATCGGAGCAAGGATGGCCATAAGGTTGTGGAATGCTTCTTTCAGCGCATCGATAAAGATTGTGCGCCCACTCAGAAAAGCCCACCCGGCAAGGATGGTGTTTCGAGCATCATTAGTCTTAGAAACAAAGGCACCAATCGCGTTGTTCAGCCCCGTCCAAATAGTCTTGGCTTCCGTAAAGTTACCAAGTAGGATGCGGAATGAATCGGCCCAACCAGTTCCGACTGCTTCCTTGACGGTGCCGAGAAGCTGCGTAAAAGTCTTAACTTCAGTAGCAGCGCCCTTAGCAATCTGAGCCGTCTTCAAGATTTGAGCAGCTTGGTCCTGAGTAAAGCCCTTTGCCGTCAACATCTCCTGGGTAAGGTCTCCAGTGAACCCAGCAAGAGTCGTCGTCAAGACGTCAGCGGTAATCCAACCATCCTGAAGGCTGTCACGGAATGTGTTTCCGGCATCTTTCCACTGTTGGAAAGTCTGGTCAACAGGCACGTTAACAAGAGTCCCGAGAGCCTTCCCGGCATTGAACAAGGATTCCTGGAATACCTGACCGCCCATTCCGGCGTTGACGACCGAGTTCCAGTCCATCAACTTCACGCTTCCACTGGCGATTGCCTGGGAAAGCTGGTACATGGCCGTAGAGGCCTGGTCAGCACTAGACCCAGACAAAGCCGCTAGGTTTGCAATACCCTTGATGGACTCGACCGAAGTGTTTAGATCAACGCCCGCAGCCGTGAAGGTACCAATGTTTCTAGCCATCTCGGCAAAGTTATAGATGGTCTGGTCTGAATATGTATTCAGTTGGTCGAGAGCCCCAGTTACCTGGTCAAGAGTTGTGCCCGCACTAGCGGTGTTTGCCAAGATCGTTTGGATCGACTGAAGGTTGGTTTCGTACTCGTGGAAACCATCCATCGCCGGTTGGAAGGTGAACGCCTTAATCAGATTTGCACCGGCGGAAATAGCAGAAGAAGTAATCTGAGAAAGGACGGTAACCGCTACAGTACTCAGAGCAAGAAACTTCTTACTGATCCCTTCGATATTGACGCCCATTGGGCCAAAGTCGACCTTACTTGCGGCGTCACTAACGCCCTGAAGGCCCTTTGAGGCACCATCGAACTTGAGGGCGTCTTGAAGCTTCTTCAAACTCCCCAAACTTTGAGCCACGTTTCTTTCGAAAGCGGCATTATCGAACTCCATTTTAACTACTCGGTTATCGATGTTAGGCATTGTTCACCTCCCTCCAAACTTCGTCGACAATCTTGTCGAAGTAGTCTTTGAGTGCCGGGTTGACATAATCAACTCCTTGCACGTAGCCGCCCGTCCCTGTTCCGTGTCCGTACTGCAATATGATCGCAATAGGGACGCCGTCTTCAATGTGTGAATTATGAAAACTCAATACGTGCTTACTCGGAGTGTGTGTGACTTTGTAACTCCACGAGTTAGCGGTCTCTCCGCTTTCTTTTGGTGTGGCGTTCTTTAGGAGACGTACTCCTTCTTTTCCACGACGGTCAAGAACTTGGTACATCTTACCCTGCTGTAGAGCGGCCAAGAACTTACTCGTGGCAGAAAATGATCCTGACGCTTTAACGCTGATCATGTTCTACCTTTCGGCTGTTAAGACGCTCGAATAATCACGTACTTTGCTCCGAAAGCCGGCATGTTATTGTGAGGCTGGGTAACGCCCGCAGTACCACCCTTATTGTTGATGGTGATTCCTGTCGTGTGGTTAACAGCTCCGCCAGCAAACGTATCGCTGCCCCCAAGAACATAAAACGTATAAGGGCCTCCAGCAAGAGGAAGAGGTTGATCTGGAATGTTATGAGAGTGCCCAGGGTCAGTAATTGTGTGATTGTGAACCGGCATTTCGGGTTGGGACAACGTATGAGTATTAGACCCGCCATAAGTACCGACAGAATAAGACCCACCGGCCCCAATAATAAACTTGTTAATCGAGTTTGGAATCCTAAAATGATCGCTGTCTTCTCCTCCGGTATTCCAACTCGTGAGGAGAGCGTCATACAAATCGGGATAATCTGCCCTGAGAAGCAGTCGGCCGTCTTCGTGCATCCAATTAGGCGGAATTGAAGCCAGTGTGCCTGGCCAGGTCGTTTCTGAACCAATTGGAAACAGAGTGTTCAAGAGAGCATCTGTCCCAGCCTCTCCAGGAGGCCCAATAACAGGACCGGCATCAATCTCGTCTCCACCTCGAGTTGTTAGAATGAGGTTATCCAACACAACTGCGCCACTAATGATGCAGGTATCGGCAATTTCATCCATGTGTGCTGCTGTGTATCCAGTTACGGAAGCCATAGGTCACCCTCAGTCTTGTCGGTGCTTTCGATAGTGTAAGTATCCGCATCCAAATATGCAGCGGTATCTGTATTAAGCTCAAAGGTGTTAGCGTCGAGCATTACCAGAACGCCGTCGACAGTAGTTCTGGCCGTCCATGTTCCATCACCATTATCGGTGACAATCAGTCGTTGCCAACTTCGGATATAGGACCCAAGTGCTCGAAGGGAAGGAAGATGCGGATCGTTGTCTTCACTTCCATAAAGAACGCCCTCTAGGTCTTCCAAAAGAAAGGGGTCGATATACCGGCTGTCAATAATGACATGACAGGTCGGCCTAAAACCCTCGATTTCTTCTGGAACTCCAGTAATTGTCCACTCAAACTCAGAAGGCTCGAAATCATCAGAGATGGTCTCGTAGGACTTTGTTGTGGGGACGGCGGTCAAGTTATAGACGAGATGAATCTTGTATCCCGCTTCCAACCCGTTGACCGCATCTCCAATCTGAGTTCGATACGACAACCCAAAACTATTTGGTTCTTGCTGTGTGACGTAAAACCCGGGCTGATCCTCAAAAACTCCCTCGAAGTAAAGGAATTCATCTGGGTATGTAAAGGCCCTAAGGGTTGCGACGTAATCGCCAATCGTTACTACATCGTTGAATTTGACACCGTCGAAGTAATCAGATTCGGTAGAATTAAACCCCGTTTCTTCAACGGCCGTCATGCCGTTCCACGGAATCCCATAACCATCTTCCTTGTACAAGACGCCATGAGAAACGCCGCCCTCGTAGGAGCGACTTCCAATTTCGTCCCAAACGATTGCGGACACATTTCCTCCATCAACCTCTTGTGCCGTACTTAGCCTTTCGAGCTTCGTTCAGCTCTCTGTTTCTACGAGCTTGCTCGTGAGCGCTAACCTTTGTCGGCGGGGAGTTCTTAATGTTGCAAATTCTGATCAGAGCAAACAACCTATTCAAATGCCACTTTTCACACTCAAAAGGAATTGAGAATGTGGCCATCCAATAGTAAATCAACTCTGAGGTGATTGTTTCACCTCGGCCTTTTCGTTCAGGCATTGAGCCGAAAGTTGTCGCCGATTGCGGGGATTCAATGTACTCGTTGATTTGTCTTACGTGATCCCCATTTAGATTATCCAGAAAATCCCCCGGGGCTTTTTCGTCTACAAGCATCATGAGAATGTAGTCAAAAACCTCATCGTTGGTTTTTTCTTCATCGCTCAAAAAAGGTTTACAGTACTTGGACTCCCATTTTGACATTGACAGCAAAGAATGCTCAAGCTCGATTACTGCATTAGTTGAAACAACAAACTCTTCTGTCGTTTCGTCGTAGTACTCTTCGATTAGTGATAGCTTGAGCATTCTTACCGTCCTTGTCAGGCGAAGATGGCGATAACGTCGTCCGGCATAGGGAGATTGGCCGTAATGATCGTGGTGCCGTAAAGCTGGTCGAGAAGATCGCTCAAAGCCCCGGGGTCGACAACAGTCGAATCAATCGTCAAGATCGAAGTCGGCTTGTAGCCGGTCACGGGAACCGGAGTGGTCGAGATCGTCCAGCTGAAGTTAATCGCTTCGGGGGAGTCGTTCACACTGTTGTAAGCTCGCTCCGAAGGAGAGGCAACACAACCATAAACGAGGTGAAGCTTGTAGCCGTACTGCTCGCCGTCAACATCGTTACCAAGAAGGGTTCGGTAAGAAATACCAAACGTCTTTCGGGGCTGCTGACCGACGGTAACCCCAGGCTGAGGGGTAACAAGACCGTCGAACTGAGCAAACTCATCGGGGTAAGTGAACGCCTCGATGGTTCCACCGAACTGCTCAGCGGAGATCAGGTTCAGATACTTGATGTTATCGGCGTACTTTGCGTTGGCCTCGGCGCCAGAAGGCGATTCAGTAACAGCAGTCAGACCATTCCAAGGAACACCGGTGGCATAAATACCATCCGAGTCCGGAATGTAAAGAACGCCATGGTCGATACCAGTCTCATAAAGACGGTCGCCGACGGCATCCCAAGTAAGCGTTGCCATGTCTTCCTCCTAGAAGAACAATCTGAAAACATCGTGGTTGAGGCTTTCAGTGGTGAAGAACCGCTCGAACGTGCACAAAGGCAGATCGGCGACCTTATCTGGAATTTCACTATCTGGGTCTCGATCAATCACCGTGACGGTGTATTCCTTCTTACGGAAATATGGGCGTCCATCGGCGAATCTAGAGACCTGACTCGATCGTGTGTAAACGATACAAGGGTACTCCATCTTTACCGATGGAGGGGGTTGAAAGTAAACGTGATTGTTGCCAAGAAGACTAGATAGGAGATTGTGCAACTCAAGCCGTGGGGCCATTGTACACACCCCCAATCGTTAGAATAAGACGGGGGGCCTGAACTTCTACAGTTGTAACGGTCCAGAAACCCCCCCTCCATTCCACGTATTTAATGTTGAAGAAATTTGCATTTGCATACTCGTCAGCTACGATACTGATGGAATTATTGATAGTAATGTCAGGATTAGCATGATCACCAGCATCGAGCCGACGAGTATTGCGAATCACGTCACCGTAGTAATAAAACTCAGTGATGTCGTCAACCCACACACCGGAGCCAGATGGATCTTCTACAGATGAGCCGTAACCGACTCTTCCATAAAATCTGTTCATCTCACTCCCATTTTGACTAAGAACGAGTAAACGTCCACTCGTCGTTCTCGCTGGTGGCGAAGTAGTAGCCATTGTCAGCGACTGCGGTGTAGGTCTGGGTCTCACCAATCGCAAGAGCCGTCTGCGCACCATCGCTCAGATCGATCTCGTTCGACGGGTCACCAAGGAACCAGGTGTAGTGAGTGGAGGTCGGCAGAGTAACAACACCGGTCTCCGGGTCGTACGAAGGAGTACCAGGAGCAGGAAGAAGAACGTCTTCTGAGCCAGTCTTCATCACGACCATCGCCGAACGAGGCTTGGTGAGCGCCGCCGACATACGGGTCTCAATGAGGTACTTGTACTGGTTGTAGTCGATGTCGAAGTCGTCGAACATGGTGGTCTGGCCACCCTTGTCGGCGCCAATCGCGTAGTCCGACATGTTCACGAGAACCGCAACGATGTCAGGCTCGTCCTCGAGAACCTCAACCGGAATAATAGCCGAAACACGAAGCTCCGCAGCCAGTTCATCAAGGGACTTGTAGATCCGACGCCCAAGCGTGTCCCTAAGAAGAAGGAACTCGGCAATGTACTCCTCGGTGGTGTACATCGTCGGGTTTCCGGTGCCCTTGTAGAACTTACGACTCCGAATGATGGAGTCAATGACTTCCTGGACCGAAGAATCGGGATCACCAAGGTTGACGTTGATTCGAACGGTGTAGAAGTCATCATCCTTAGCGATAGGACGAATGTTCTCCTCACTGATCTTATCTTCGTCTTCGATGTCGCGACCATCGCCGATCAGACACGCCCGAGCAACTTCCTCCTTGAGCATGAACTGCATCTCGGTCTTGATCCAAGCAACCACGTCGAAGTCGGTGATGTCAATGATGTCATCACGGTCAAGCTTCTGCTTCTTGTAGACGGTCTGAGGAGTCGTAACTCGACGGAGAGTCGAGAAGAACTGCTCCTTCTTCAGGTTACCCTTGATGTAACCCTTAGCGCGAGCGTCGTCATAGGTAAGATCGGCAGTCGCAGTCTTAATGCGGCTGAACGGGGTCTTACGAGCGCCATTCAGGAAAGCGTCAACCCACCCAAGATCACGAGTGATCCACTCGGGGGCATTGGTGAGCTGAGTCGCCTCCGGGAACAGAGCCCCGATGTCGGTGATGCCGTGCTCAAGTGCATAGTTCTCGACGGCTTCCTTAAGCGAACCACACTTAGTAGCGTCGGCAACGATGCCCTTGATGTCAGCGTGCGAGAGAGTAGCAGTGTTACCGCCGTTACCGCTGTCACCACTCTCAAAAACGTTCCGGGACATTGTACCTTCCTCGTTGTTAGTGTCGGTCTCCTCGAGACCACTCTGCTTCATGGTTGCGCCCGCCTCTTCCAGGGCTGCCCCGATCATGTAATGAAGAACGTTCTGCTGTTCCTCACTCATAGAGTCGTAGACTTCCTGAACAGTTGGACCCTGGTCGGCGTTGTTGCCGTTATTGGTGTTGTCAGAATTACCTGAAGTACCCGCATCTGAATGCATAAGCTCGATCTCGAGACCGGTAGTAATGATAGCTTCGTCCTCAAGAAGATCTTCGTCACCATCCGAGTGACGAATAGTGACATTCTCAATCAGAGCACCGGGATTTGCCCCAGAGAGAACGAGGCTAACCTCACGAATGGCGCCGTGAAGAACCCGCTTCGACCGCTCAACGAGCTCATTGGCCCAAATCGAAAGTGCGTTGATGTCGCCATGCTCGAGAAGGCCCTTTGCGTGCTGTGCCTTCGGGGAGTCGTTGAAGTAACCGTAGGTGTAAACACCATCATCACGATTCTCCAGAATTGCATGACCGAGAACATTCTCGGGGTCACGATGCCCGTGCTGCCAAACAAGAGGAACCTTCATCTTGTCCTGATGCTTGAACGCATTAGGCATGATGGTCCGACCGTCTGTACAGAGCAGGCCCGCCTTAGTTGCATAACCGCTGAAATCCGGTTCCATTTTGACCTTTCCTTTCAAGGATTGTTAGGCCCAGAATTGCTTTGAGGCTGAGGCATGTTGCTGTTCTGAAGCTTGTCAGCATTAGGGTCTTTAGAGGGAGGAAACCCGATAACTTGTCGAATTTCGTTTGACGAAACAATCTCGTTTCGGGCAAACTTATCGGCAATCTCCGCAATCTGACCAACTGGAACAAGCTTAAAGGGGTCCCTGAAGTACATAATGCGCTCTTGCGCTTTAGTCTTGAGTGGTCCAAGGAAAGCCCGTTGCATTGCTTCGATGATGGCATCCATGACAGGCTCGATAGTCCTGTTGTAGTAATTCAACATCGCAGATTCAGATGCGGTGCCGTTCATTACTTCTTCAGTTAAACCGAGTTGGTTATAAAGTAGCCCAGTAAGATACTCTACCTGCTGTAAAAGATTGTTCTCAGCAGGTCGATTAAGTTGGGTAATCTTTTCGGTGCCATCAATGTAGGCGATACCGTACTGACTTCCCCGCAATTGGAACTCAATGTCTTCACGACGAGACTCCGCCTGCTGCTTTCTGGTATCAGATTTGATTACATAAGGAAGCTGAATGATGATGTCCAACTTCCCGGAACTAGACTGTTCATCAACGGCGTCCAGCAAAGTAAGTTTTCTGGTCAAGCGCTGAAGAGTCGAGTTCGGCTCATTCATTACGGAATACAATGGGTTTTCGACAATGGCTACGGAACGCTTTTCTAGAGTAATCTCTTCTCTCTTACCGGTGTTTTCGTTATAAACAGAAAGCGTCACGTGCTTTGGGCGCCAGGTGACAACTTCACCAACACGCAAGGTATAAATGTCGAAAAGTTCGTTGGTGCTTGGGTCTCTTGAGGCATCGACGGGGACGATGGCCGCAACACCCTTATCGAAGAGCGTCATGGCGATGTCTTGTCGAAATGCTCTTGGGCCTTGGTCTAGGTTTGGTTCGAAAGTAAAACAGTCGTTCAAAGGACTATCGTGATCTTCCAAATAACGATTGCCTTGGTCGACCAAAGCGTGTTTAATCATGAGATCCGAAACGTCAATGGCGATTCTAGTATAGATCGCTGAGACAATCGACCGCTCTGAATATACGTGAAGCCTTTGTCTTGACGGGGAAGAGTTTCCGTAAGAAATAACGGGCGTCGAATAATCGATAACGGTGGAGTCGTTGTTTCTGAAGGCGTTATAGGCGGATCTGATCTTATCAAAAAGCGCCAAAACTACCTCCTAGAGTTTAGTTGCGATACTTGAACAGACTTTTGGTTTGCAAGCAATTGGGCATGACGTTTAGCAGCAGTCACACTACGAATTTCGCTAACACTTTGCGCCCCGACACCAGTCGCAAGAAGACCAAGAGCGATCTTGGCGCCCCTTAGTTGCGAAGGTGAAGGATTGAACAACCTTTTGACAGCGAAGGTTCCTGCGCCATAAATAATGGCGGCTTCTACGGCGCCACGAAGAGCAATTCGGCTCTTTGTTTTTGCGTAAGGATGGTTAGAGGCTCGAATGCGTTTGTTTTGATAATGACCGACAAGACCCGCTCCGGCCGCAACTCGATTTGGGTTCAGTTTATTCAACTTCGTATCGATCTTCTGCAAACGCTTATCAGAGGTTGCCGAAGGATCATTACTCTTACGGCGAACGCCCCACCTCATCCCCTTCACGCCATGGTGTTCGAGAAAATCGTCGATGTCTTCATCTTCTCGAAGATCGATGATCACTCAAATGCCTCCTTATTGAGTTTGAACGCAACATAGGCGTCCATCATGGCTGAAACGTTGTCAATCTTCTCTTCTGCTCTCTTCTTCAAAAGCTTACGGTTACCATTAGTGTCTTCCAAGGTAATGGCATTACCCATTGCGAAAGACATTAGAGACTGATCAAAGAGAAGTTTACGTTCTTCTGCTAGGATCTTAAGTTCCCCAAGAGGAACGGACTCAGTCCGAGCACCTTGAATAACTTTTTCAATCCCATAAGGACCGTTTTCAACCTCCCATCGAGCAACAAATTCTTTTGCATTATATGGGTCATAACCCAAACAACGAACGTCGAATTCACTTTGTACGATGAATTGATCGAGGTCATCATAGACCTCAGTCATGTCGAGAACGGTGCCCTCTAGAACGCACAAGCTGCCTTCACGAATAAACTCTTCGTACTTTTGTCTCATCGCCCCGGGCAACTTCATAAGAGTAAGACTTGTGATGTAACTTCGAGTCTTCACCCCAAAAGCATAGTTGCTCAGCGGAAAGAGGAAAGTAAACGCACAGAAGTCATCGCCTTGCGAGAGGTCCGCCCCAAGAGCACAAGGCATCTGCCAAAAGTCACGACGTGGGTGCGTGAGAGTTTCTTCGTATGTGAAGAAGTACGTGTAACCCTCCATCGGAATACCAAACCTTTTGGCGAGGATGTCATTCCGAGCAGCGGGTGCTTTCTCAGCTCGTTCAACGTCTAGCTGATAGACGTCATACGTTACTGTTTGGCCAAGATTAGGATTAGCCTTTGGCCACATTCGAGGATCGTTAACTTCCTCTAATTCATCTAGCTTATAGTGCCAGATTGAAATGTGAGGAGCATGATACTCCCCACGAAGGATGCTAGCGAGTTCCATTTTGATGGTATCACCAGAACCATTACGAACAGTCCCTTCAGAGCTGATAGCAATGATCAAGTAATCATCCATCTTCGAGGCGCCCTGCTCAATGGCGCCAACAACGTCTTCTCTAAGATCGCCGGACAACCACTCGTCGACCGTTGAGACCTTCGGCCTTAGACCCTGAAGCTTTGCAATTGTCATTGGGCGAATCTCAAGCAATGATCCAGTAAGGAAGTTCTCAATTCCCTTTTTGGTTGAAGCAAGTTTCACTCTTGTTGCTCTTGACCCAGTTGTGTTCTGCAAAGAACCTTCGGTCAAGAACTTGAACAGTGGTCCTCGTGCTCTAGTAATAGCCGTTCTAAATGGGGAGACTACCTCTTCTGCCTGTTTCATGGTAGGAGCAGTAGTAATCTGATGTGTGGTAGAGGTGTCGACATTAAGAAAGTATGCCTGAAGGCAGTATGCGTACATCGACTTTGCGGCGCCTCTTGCGACGATCAAGTACTGCTTTGAGGTGAGCCTCTTCTTAATCATCTTCTTGACGAAACACCCTTTACCGTCCGGAGTTGGCTGATAAACGGTTCTTTCGATGAAGAAGTACCACCCAAAGATCTGCTCGGACCAAACTTTAAAGGTGTCTAGAAGACGAAGGTCGCTGCCATCAGTGAGAGTTAGCTCCATTTCACAATACTTGATGAAACCCTCTACTGGACCGGGGTCATAATACATGTTTGGATCGGCAATGAGATCGTCAATTCGATTCATCTCAGCTGAGATTTCTCGATTAACAGGAATCTCGCCCGCTAGTACTGCATTACGAAACTTTTCGTAGTAGATAGGGGTTGCTGTATTCGATAAAGGCATTATCAACCCCTTTCAATTCTACTTACCGGCTTGAGTCTTGAGCTTCTTGATGATAGCCTCTGTTACTCGCTTACCAGTATCGGTTTGCGACAAAGCGATTAGAGAGGTCGCCGTTGTGGTGAACGCAAGCAGCTTCTTTACGTAAGCATGACCACGATCTGCGGTGTTTGGATTAAGCTTTCGATACTTAGATTCCATTTCGATCCGGCTATTGATCTTTTGGATCTCTGCGTTGGACAATTCCTTTGTCCGACGATTTCGCAAATGCTTAGTGTCGACAAAATCCGGATGAGCAGGGCCGCGAATCTTATGCTGTCCCCACTTCATACCTTTAACACCATGGTGTTCTACGAACGTCACGTATTCACCTCGCTTTCGTGGGAGATGCTGAGCCTCCACTCGTACTGTTCGAGCTGTTGTTTGTAAGCGTCGATCAGGAAAGAGGTAGTCGGCGGGTCGAACAACATCCGAACCTTAAGGAAGATATAAGTCTTAACGAGATGAATGTTGTTGTTGTCGCTAACGAAGCCGCCCCACTCTTCATCTGAGCCTTCGATCATGAATCCGTTGGTTGGTCCGACGCCCAACTGACTGAGAATGAAGAAAGCCGCATTGATGTGAGTGATGATGTCCAGGTCGAATGCCTCATAGCTCTCATCGAGACCGAGGATCTTCTTGGTACTGTTAAGGATGCTTTCTTCCATCACTCCTCCTACCGACCGAGAATCTTATCGATCTCCGATTGAACCTCGTTGGGGTCATACCCAGCCGCAGTGAGCTTTTCATTACGTCGGCGACCACGACTCCATCGACCAGCAAGACACTCTCGAGCCACAGTTTCGAGTTCGGGAAGCGGATACTGAGTCGGAACATCTGTAGGGTCGGGCGCATCGTCCATCGGAGGAACAACGGGAGTTTCTGTTAGTTCGTCTGTCATGATTCTCCTTACCAAAGTTTGGTGTCGTTTGGGGTTCGTTCAATTACCACCTTCGGCATGACTAAATCTGTGCCGTAATGTATGGCGTTATGCGTTAATTTAGTCGTAGTAATCAAGAATTCGGGATCAAAAATCCACTCTTCCCCTTCAAGAATGTCTTGTACTGAAATTGGGTTCATATGATGAATAAGAAGACCGTATGATACTTCCCATCCTTCAATTCCTAAATCGCAGCCGTTATCCCTAAGAATGACCTCGTCTCGGGACTTTTTCCAGAAATAAGAAGAGTAAAACTGCTGATTTAAGTAGCGATCGAACCCGAAAGTCGTTCGGCCAATCTGTCCCCCAAGCTTCAAATACTCAAATCTTTCTTCAAAGGTTTGAAGTCTACGAAGATCGGAGTATGATCTAATCGTCGAATTCGTCATATCCAGCATCATCACTTGTGTCTCGACCGGAATACATGCTCATAGCGTCAAGAGCTTCTCGGTAAAGCTCATCCATACGCTGTTGAGAAGCCAACTGCTCAACCTTAGCATCAAGCAAGGCGTTTTCTCGAACGAGTCTCTGTTGCTCTAGTTGTTCTCTACTAGACCCAAGTTTCAGAAAATGAGTGATTACTTGAGACGACGCCGTACCTTCTTGGATCTGCTTTTCAGCCAAATCGATGGCTGCGGAGACCAATTGGGCTTCTCTACCATCTACAGTTGTAGAAGGACGACGACGAGGTTGTCGTTTAGCTACCATTCGGTCTCCTTTCTAGCATCAAGACAGGTAGAAGCGAGGCTGGTTCGCGGTTGCAGTGATTGCCCCGGCTGTAGCGGGACAAGCAGCAGGGATAGCCAAACCAGTAGTCGAAGTTCCTCTGAGGATCGGGGTTTCCCCAGCAATGGACGCGTTACCGGTAACAGCAAAAAGTGTCGGAACAGTAGTGGCTCGAACCATGATCCCGACATAGAAAAGGCCAGAAGCAGTAACGGTATAAGTGGAAGACAGGTTGAGGGTCTTGTTTGTGTTTGCATTCCAAGCAGTACTAGTGTCGTCGCTTGTGAGACGAAGCATAGTCCTTGCAGAGCTGAACAAACCAAACCACTGATTGTTTCCACCACTCAACGCGGTTGTTCCTGATCTGAAAGTAATTGAAGTGATTACGGCGCCAACAGCAAGAGGGATGCTATAAAGAGACAACCTACCGCTTAGCAGTTCCGCAGCATTTGCTGGAGAAAACATACTTCTGTCAAAGGATTCCGCAACAGCGCCACTCACAAAGAGATATTGTCTAAGAACGTCACCGGCCGGGCCTTGTGGTCCGGTAGCACCCGTAGCTCCATCGGCGCCATTAGTCCCGTTAGTTCCCGCCGCTCCGGTTGGGCCTGTAGGACCAGTTGCACCCGTAGCTCCAGTAGCGCCCTTGATGTTGGCCACCACAGACCAAACACCCGCGGTCTTCTTCGAAACGTCGTACGTTGATGTGTTTAGATAAAAGTCTCCATTGTTACCACCACTAGGCGCAGTAGTTCCAGAAGACCAGGTAGCTCCGTCAACGCCATTAGTTCCGTTAGTACCGTTAGTTCCGTTAGTACCGTTAGTACCAGCAGCTCCCGTAGCACCAGTAGGACCCGTTGCCCCTGTAGCACCCGTAGCTCCAGTTGCACCTGTGGCGCCAGTATCGCCCTTGATGTTGGCAATGACCGACCAAACTCCGGCAGACTTTTTGTAAACATCATCGTTTGTAACGTTTAGGTAAAAGTCCCCGTTATTACCGCCAGTTGGGGCTCCTGATCCGGAAGACCACGTAGCACCCGTAGCTCCAGTTGCACCTGTGGCGCCAGTTGAGCCTTTGATGTTTCCAATAACACCCCACGATCCAGCTGTCTTTTTATAGACATCATCTGTGAGTGTATCGAAATAAAAGTCTCCGTTGTTGCCCCCACTAGGAGCAGTAGTTCCAGAAGACCAAGTAGCGCCATCGGCCCCAGCTGGTCCAGTAGCACCTGTCGCCCCGGTGGGGCCAGTAGGCCCAGGAACGGTTGAATCAGCTCCAGCAGGTCCAGTTGCACCAGTAGGTCCAGAAGGCCCAGTAGCTCCAGTCGGCCCGGTAGGTCCCGGAACGGTTGAATCAGCTCCGGTAGGACCAGGAGGACCGGGGGGGCCAACAGGCCCCGCATCTGAAATAGCAACTCTAGTTGTTCCTGGATCCAACACGATGGTCTGAACTCTTTGGGTGACACGTATTTCAGTAGTCATGTCAACCTCAACTAAGGTAGAAATACGGGTAGAACCAGAAAAAATCTAGCGGATCCAAAGTCGCCGGGCATTCATAAGAGTGACCGACTAATTCGTGCACCCCAGAAAGAACAGGATCGACCGCAGATGCAGCAAACCCTGGGTAAAAACCCACAAACATGGGTTTGGGGCTATCGCCTGTGGCCCCTCTCACATCAATACTGACATAGTACATTCCGTCAGAAGTAACGTTGTACGGGTCTGTAATATTATGAGTTCTAAACGTGTGAACATCCCATGATGGAGATGTATCCTCTTCTGAAACCGCGAGCTTGTTTAGACCTAGATCAAACAGACCACACCAAGTATACTCGAGATCCGTGACGTACTCTCCGGCCGAATAAAAACTGATGGAACTAATTACATCGCCCGCAAAGAGTGGAATTCCAAATAGATGGAGTCTACTTTCAGCCATGTACTCAATTGTTCCGCCACAAAGTTGCCTTGGAAAGGACTCAACGAAGGACCCCGACGGCCGCATCGAGCTTCTCCGAAACCCATCTGAGGAAGAACCTGGAGACCCATCCGCACCTGGGGGACCGGTCGGCCCTGCTTCGATAATATTCACTACGTTAGTAGATGGGTGAACATGAACGACTTGCGTTCTTTGAGTTACATTGATTTCGCCGCTCATCTTCCTCCTTCCTAGACGGGTGCTACTTCAGCAGTGACAGACCCAATGAAGGACACCTCAATCGGCTTGTCGAAGACCGGGCCTTGGTCGACCCCTTCAACTTCGATCTTGATGTCCATGTAACCACTCGAGTGAGTGATGGCGGCAGACGTTGCCTCGTCCAATCGTAGGACTAACTTGCCGTCGGTTCCATCAGTAAAGTAACTGACATCCCACGTCACGATTAATTCGGCATCGACAGAAGGGTTTGTTCGAATCTCTGCGCCAACTTCAAGATCTGGATCAGACAAGTCTTGGTTGAGGGACACCTGTACGGTGTTGGCTCGATTCTTATGAACCGTAAGTGTGTTGCTCATCGAGCCTCCTTAGTCTCCGTAGTTCGTGAACAACGTTCTCGTCTTGAGCGGCGTAAACGCGTCGCTCAAAGTATAAAGGTTTGTGTACTTAGTGAAGAAACAACCAGAGCCAGATTCAAAAACCGTTTCCATCGGGAAACCATTAAACAGCTCTTTGATTAGGACTCGAGGAGCTTGTGTATCTGGATCATTAACAAACGGAAACGGGGGAGTGCTTGCGATTTGGTTAACCCACTTTGTCGAGATGATTGGGGCGACATAAGGAGAAGAAACGCCATAAGATACCCAATTTCGAACCGAGTTAGACCACAAAAGAGCGGTCTCTCTATACGGATCATCTTCCGAATCAATTAGAAAACTCATGTTTACATGGCGATTCCCATTAGTAAGAACCTCTTCTTCTGAGAAAACAAATTCGTTTTCCACCACAAAAAGAATTTCGTCAACAAGAGATCCACTAGGAACGTCTCCAAAATCAAGATCAATACTTTGAGTGAGCTGAGAACCATAGGTGTCAACAATTGAAATCGCAGGAAATTGATCGGAGGCATTAGCAGCATCACAATAAAGATACACGTGGCCACTAAAAGAAATAGTCAGACCGGAGCTATCTTCTGTAGAGACTCCTGACACAGAAGGTACCAAATGCGGAGGCACTTGCGCCGCGAAGAGAGACTGGATCGTCGCCGCGTCATCGGTTGAATCAACAAAGAAGTAGACCATGAATTGGTTCTGCCCAGGATCACTTGGGGTGTAACCCCACTTGACCACAAAGTTAAAGTGTGAACTGGGGTTTGGGGAATGGACGTGATAACTAGTGACGCCCTCTTCTGAAAGAACAGTCGGAGGATTAAGCATGTTGAACTCGCCAACATTGGCGATGGAATTGGGTGAGCCTCCGCCAGACTTAGCGAGCTCGTCTAAAACTACGGTTCGAACCTTAAGTTCGTGCGGAATTGTAAGGTCCACGGTGTCTCCAATGGTCGAGTGTCGAATTGTTTGTCAGAAAAGTCCCCCCGGGGAAATTTTTGGGGCCG